GGTAGTACGCGGCGTGTGTTTTTTTTAGATACAAAAGTTTGAAAGTTGTTAGAAAACCAAAACACCCCTAAAGGGGTAAAAGTTAACAAAGGAAATAGATTGTTAAAAAATGAAGAATTAAAGACAGCAAACGAGATACTTTTCTTACTTAATTCAGACCTAAGAGATGGGGAAAGCGAAATTATAAGTGCTGGCTTTTCTCGTGATGTAAAGAAGGGCAAAATCCCAACACACAGCAAACGTGGGAGTCCTAAAAAATTCTACTATTACTCAGAAGTAAGACCAAACTATAGCGAAAAGTTAACACATCTAGAAGTTGTTAAAAAAACAGATGAATTAAAAGAAGTTAATACAGAAGAAAATAACGAAGAATTAGCAGTGATACTTCAAGAAGCTCAAACAGCAGTGCAGAAAGTCCAGATAATAAAAGACTTTTGGACGGGTAAAATAAACCAACAGAAGTATGAAGTGGAAAAAGGTCTATATTATGCGAAAGAAGAAATAGACAAAGAAGCTGAAAGAATCCTAGTGAACTTCAGAAATAAAGTTTTAGGAATGGCTACAAAAATTGCACCTGCGCTTCTAGGGCTAGAAGATATACCGGAAGCTGAAAGCATAGTTTATGATGCTTGCTATGAAATCCTAGAAGAACTAGGAAGCTTAGATGCAATGGTTTAAAGTTGTTAAGCCACCTAAAAAACTCACAGTAAGTGAGTGGTCGGACAACTATAGAATATTATCTAGTGAAGCATCAGCAGAAAGCGGAAGATGGAAAACATCAAGAGCAGAGTATCAGCGTGGAATAATGGATGCGCTAAGTGATAAGAAAAATCATACTGTAGTGTGGATGAGTTCTGCGCAAGTTGGAAAAACAGAAGCACTCTTAAACATTATTGGCTATTTTGTTGACCAAGATCCATCCCCTATGCTTTTGCTTCAACCAACTTTAGAAATGGCACAAACATTTTCAAAAGATAGATTGTCTCCAATGGCTAGAGATACAAGCCAAATTACAAATAGACTATCAGACAATAAGAGCCGAACAAGTGGGAATACAATACTCCATAAGACTTTCAGCGGTGGACACATAACAATGGCGGGTGCAAACTCTCCGGCTTCACTTGCATCACGTCCGGTGAGAGTTGTTTTGTGTGATGAAATTGACAGATACCCGGCTAGTGCAGGAACGGAAGGCGACCCAGTCAATCTAGCATTTAAAAGAAGTACTACATTTTGGAATAAAAAACGGATGGTTGTATCAACTCCTACAGTAAAGGGGGCGAGCAGAATAGAAACAGCATACGAAGAAAGTGACATGAGAAAGTTTTATGTGCCTTGTTTTCAATGTGGCACTAAACAGGTACTAAATTGGCGAAATGTCAAATGGGATGACAATAAACCAAACACAGCTAAATACTACTGCGAGTCTTGCGGTGTAGCATGGAGTGACACACAAAGATGGATACTGGTAAAAAAAGGCGAGTGGATAGCAGAAAGTGAATCTAATGGCGTTGCAGGTTTCTGGCTGAATGAAATATACAGCCCTTGGGTTAAACTGTCAGAAATGGCAATAAACTTTATAGAAGCTAAAAAAAGCCCTCACACCCTAAAAACTTTTGTGAATACATCACTTGGCGAAACTTGGGAAGAAGATCAAGGCGATGGCTTAGAAGATGATGTGCTACACAAACGTAGAGAGAGTTACGAGGATATACCAAACGAAGCATTACTCCTTACTTGTGGTGTGGATATTCAAGATGACAGACTAGAGGGAGAGGTTAAAGCGTGGGGATTAAATGAAGAGTCATGGGGTGTCAAGACTTTCATAATTCATGGGCGACCATCTTTACCACAAGTATGGCACGACTTAGACGAAATTCTTTTATCTGCATACAAAAAAGAGGACGGAAGCAGCTTAAGAGTGAGTGCAACTTGCATAGATTCAGGTGGTCACTTCACAGATGATGTATATAAATATTGCAAGAAACGCGAGTTAAACAGAATCTATCCAATTAAAGGAGCTTCAACGGCAGGAAAACCAATCATATCAAGACCGTCTATAAACAATAAGCTGAAAGTAAAGCTTTTTATAATTGGAACCGACACAGCAAAAGAACTCATCTACTCAAGGTTACAAATAGAAGAGTTTGGCAGTGGCTATATGCACTTTAATAAATCATTTGATGAGGAATATTTCAAACAGCTTACAGCGGAAAAAATACAAACAAAATATGACAAAGGGCATCCGAGAAGAGTGTGGGTGAAAACAAGAGCGAGAAATGAGGCTTTAGATACAACTGTTTATAACTTAGCAGCTCTCTCAATTCTTAACCCAAATTTCAAAGCTATAAAAAGCAACAACGAGAAACCAATCAAAAAGAAAACAAAAACTACTCCAAATAAATATAAAGGTTTTAACAATGGCTGGAACAAATAGAAGCGTAGGTCGTCCTAGGTCACAAGACCCAAAAATGACAACACCAAACTATACACTTAAACAATCTACAATCATCGAGATTGATTTATTATCAGATGAACTAAATATATCAAGAAGTAGTTTGCTTCAAACTATTATTGAAAATGGGATAAATATTATAAAATTTACAAATTCCAATAAATAGGTACTACGAAATAACCCACCTTTTAAAATAAACTACAGTTAAGATAAGTAAAAAGGCTTTTTTTGACTGTAATTCAAATCCAAGAACAAATCGACAATATATTAAGCGCTATGGTGGCGAACCCTGCAAGCGATATTATTGAATACTCAGTTGGAGATAAAACAGTAAAAAGAAAAAGACAAGTTTTAATGGATGACTTGGCATTTTGGCGTGAAGAACTTTCAAGAGCTTTAGGTCGAAAAAGAACTATACATACAAGGTTTTAATTTTGGGCTTACTAAACTTCTTTAAATCAGAATCAAAGCCACAAAAACGTAGTAAAAGATTTTATGGTGCGACAACAAACAATCTTTTTGCATCATGGAACGCTTCGCAGACAACTACAAACGGACTAATCAAAAAAGATTTAAAAGTATTAAGAGCTAGAACTAGAGACTTATGCAGAAATAACCCTCATGCTAAAAAGTTTATGACTATGCTTAAAAATAATGTTGTTGGTTCATCAGGCATCAAACTACAAAACAAATCAAGAGACAATAACGGAAACTACGACAAAAGAGCTAACGATTTAATCGAAAATTCATTCAAAGAGTTTAGCAAAAAAGGAAACTGTGACGTTACAGGCTTATATAGCTTAATAGATATTCAAAAAGTCATAGTCTCAACAGTAGCACAAGATGGCGAGATAATCATAAGAATTATTAAAAATTTCCCAAATAAATTCGGAATAGCTTTGCAGATAATTGAAGCAGACCATTTAGATGAACAATACAATGATTTAAGCAAAAATATAAACATGAGTATTGAATATGACAAATGGGAGAAACCATCTTTTTATCATATATGGAAAAACAATCCAAACAACTACGAGCAGCAAAGCAACAACAAAAGAGAAAGAATACCGGCAAACCAAATCCTTCACATCTTCACAAAAGACAGAGTGAGCCAAAGTCGTGGTGTGACTTGGTTTCATGCGGTTATGAATGATTTAAAAATGTATGATGGATTTGCAGAAGCAGCACTTGTTGAAAAAAGATTAACAGCTTCAAAAATGGGATTTTATAAGACTCCTCAAGGAGAACAATATATAGGGGATGATGAAGATGAAATCGGAAACCCTATCAACGAAGCTACACCGGCACTCTTTGAAGTTCTTCCAAATGGATGGGATTTTGAATCGTTTGACCCTAAAAGTGGGAATGATAACTTTGTGGACTTTGGAAAAGCGATACTAAGAAACATAGCAAGTGGACTAGGTGTCTCTTATAACTCTTTAGCAAGTGACTTAGAGGGTGTTAATTACTCATCAATAAGAGCAGGTTTAATAGATGAGCGTGACCACTGGAAATCTCTTCAGGCTTGGTTAATCGAATCGTTTATGATACCACTTTATGAAGAGTGGCTCAGTATGCAACTACTCAAGCAAAACATCCAACTCCCTTTTAGTAAATATGACAAGTTTAATCAACCTTTGTTTATCAGTCGTGGTTTTGCATGGGTTGACCCACTTAAAGACGTCAAAGCGAACACAGAGGCTATTAATGAGGGCTTAAAGACAGCAACTCAAGTCCTAAGCGAGCAAGGCTTAGATATTGAAGAAGTTTACCAGCAACTTGAGAAAGAAAAACAACTTAGAGAAAAATACGGAATTAAAACAAACACAGAAATCCAAAACGAAGGAGTGCATAATGCAACTCAAGCCACAATTTAGAGACTTCCATGTAAAGGCGGTTGACAAAGAAAACAAAACGATAGAGTTGAGCTTCAGCAGCGAAGTTCCATACGAGAGATATTGGGGAGTAGAAATTCTAGACCACTCATCAACATCTGTGAACATGAAAAGACTCAACAATGATGCACCTCTATTGTTTAACCATGACAGAGACATTGTAATAGGAGTTGTGGAAAATGCACGAATCGAAGAAAACAGAGGAAAAGCCACTGTGAGATTCGGAAATAGTGCAAAAGCTTTAGAGGTGTTCAGAGATGTTGAGGATGGTATCCTCAAAAATGTATCCGTAGGCTACGAGATACACGAAATGGCAAAAGAGAGTGAAAAAGATGGTGTGGAAACTTATCGAGTAACAAACTGGCAACCATTAGAAATAAGCATAGTAAGTATCCCTGCTGATAACACAGTGGGAGTGGGTAGAGATAAAGACCTAGAGTTAAAAGAAATCAAAATTAAAAAGGTTGAGGAAATGAAAGAAGAAGTTAAAAAAATCGAAACTCAAGAAATTGACGTTAAAGCTATCCAAGAAGAAGCTAGAAAGTCAGAAGTTGAAAGAGTTAGAGAAATCAACGCTATTGGCGAAAAGTTTGACAAAAAAGAACTAGCATCGAAAGCGATTGAAGATGGAGTTGCGCTAAATGAGTTTAGAGCTAATATTTTAAGTGAAATCAAAATGGGGAACGAAATAATGACAAAATCGGTAGAAATCGGAATGACTGAAAAAGATAGAAAAGATTATTCTTTTGCAAGAGCTTTAAAAGCTTCAATCACTGGAGACTGGACAGGTGCAGAGTTAGAGCGTGATGCTTCTGATGCAGTTGGGAAAATGCTAGGTAACTCAGCAAGAGGTTTTTATGTTCCTATGGATGTATTGTCTCGTGACATTGATACAACTGCTGGTGCTTCAATAGTTTCTACTGATAACATGGCTGGAAGCTTCATTGAGATGCTTAGAAATAAGTCAGTTGTAATTAACTTAGGTGCTAGAACATTAACAGGCTTAAGCGGAAACGTAACAATTCCAAAACAAGTAGGTTCTGCTAACACTGCATGGATTGATGAAAATGGTGTGGCTGTTGGTGCAGACTTGACACTTTCTAGTATCGGACTATCTCCTAAGACTATCTCAGGAAAAACTGGTTACTCACGTCAAATGCTATTGCAAGGCAATCCATCAATCGAAAACCTAGTAATGTCAGACTTAGCTCAATCTATTGCTCTTGGTATTGATAAAGCTGCAATCGCTGGAACTGGTGCAGCAGGACAACCGACAGGAATCTTAACAACAACTGGAATCGGTTCCGTATCAATGGCAACAGCCGCAGGTGGATCTTCATTCGCAAAAGTTGTAGAGATGGAAACAACAGTTAAAGCAGACAATGCTGACATCAACACAATGAAGTATTTAACTAATGCTTCAACAGCTGGAACACTTAAAACAACTGAAAAAGCTGCTGGCTATCCTCAGTACATTCTTGAGAATGGAAAAATGAACGGTTATGACTGTGCGGTTTCTAATCAAGTAGCTGCTAACACGATTGTGTTTGGAGACTTTTCACAACTTGTTGTTGCAATGTGGGGTGGTTTAGATGTAGTTGTAAATAGAAGCAACGACAACGGTGGATACACTATCTCAGCATTCCAAAGTGTTGACTTCGGCGTAAGACACTCAGAGTCTTTTGCTGCAACTGTAGACGTGAATCAGTAGGCTGAATGATGTTTGAAGTACTGAAGCCAATTTTCATAAAAGGCACACCGTACCAAATCGGTGAAGTTGTTGAAGTTGATTCTTCCACAGCTTCACTTCTTCTTACTACAAAAGCAATTAAAAAAGCAGAAGTGGTTAAAGAAGTTTCAATCAAGTCAAAACGAACAAGAAAAGAGAAGTAATGAACTTAAAGCAGATGATGATAAACGACTTAGATAATTTTTACAATATCAACGACTTTGGAGTATCTGCCCAATTCAACTCACTTCCAATAGTGGTTTATTTTTTAGATGATATAGAAATATCAAGCAGTAGAGAAAGCGTAATAAGCGCAAAATCTAGCGATACAATAGGCATAGAAGTCGGCAGTGTAATAACAGTCGATGGAATTAGCTATGAAGTTTCTAATTTTGATTTTGTAAACTCAGAAGAGATAGAGCGAATCATCTCAATAGAGAAGGTTTAAAATGACTGAATCTGAAGCTATAAGCATTATCGAAACGGAAATATTGAAGACAATACCAAGTTTCAAAACAAATATTGTTTCAAGAGATTTTCACTCATTTTCAGAATACACAGCGACAATCGCAATTATTCTCAAAGAAGATGTGCTAACAAAGCAGACACTACTCGACCTATACACAAAACTAAAGAATGACTCAATCACAGAGATAGAGATAAGCAACACCTCAATAAATTTAAACGATTTAGATTTTGAAGTGCTAACTTTATCTGCAAATATAACAATAGGGGAATAAGATGGCATTAATTGACACATCAAAAAACAGTGTTTTATTTAAATATGGTGCTACACCAACAGCTTCAAATGTTGTAAACATTGAAGAAAAAGTAAGCATAGCACCAGATATTAAGCAAAGCGACTATAAAGAGCTTGATGGGGAACTAGGAAACACTAAGAGTTATATTGACCCAGAGCATACGACTACTACGTTTACAGTAAAAGCAAAACTTAGAGGGAATGATAAAACTGGTGTAGCTCCAGAATCTGCACCAGCGATTGACGATTTACTTAAAGCTAGTGGGCTTTCAGGAGCAGCGGGTGTGAGTGATTATACATACACACCTAATCATGGAACTTTAACACCAGCGCAAGCTACTGTTTATACAGATGGTAAAAAACGTGTAGCTGATGGAATCGTTTGTGATTTTAAACTAAGTGGTACAGTCGGAGAGTGCGCGGTTGTTGAGTTCTCAGCAAGCGGATACACAGACATCGCAGAGGTTTCAGAAGCTAACCCAGCAGTGACACTTGATAATGAATCATTAATGATTGTTAATAAGGTTTCAGCAGTAACAGTTGGAGGGTCAACATTTAATTTAAAGTCTTTTGAATTTACTTTAAATAATGAGGTTCAAGATATTTACGCAGTTAATATTGCAAAATATGAAAGAGTTGATTTTGACCCTAAAATTACTCTAACCGGCTATAGAGATTCAGCAGATACAGCATGGTCTGATTTATCAGCACAAGATTTAAAAACGATTGTAATCACACTTGGGAGTGGTGCTGGAAAAACAGTAACATTAACTATTGATTCAGCAAGACCACTAAACAATAACGAAAGTGATGATAGTGGAAAACTAAGTATTGCTAAGGAATTTAGATGCTTAAAAGATGCCACAAGTTCACACCATTTTGAGTTGATGTTTAGCTAAACATTTCACAGGTGGGTTTTTGTAGTTCCCACCACTTTTAAAAACTACTAAAAAACTACTAGGAAAAATTATGAAATTAAAATTAGACAGCAATAACAGAAAGTTTATAGAAATTAGCATTGAACTAAAAGATAAAGAGTTTGAACTAAAGTATTATGAAAAAAATACAAAACAGATAGATGCTATGAAATCTTTAGCAAAAGATGAAAAAACAAAAATGTATCAATTTGAAGATTTAAACAAAGAACACTTCTTAGAGAATTTGAAAGGCGATGCAAAGGCAATAAAATCGCTTATCGTATTCTATGAGGAAAATGGTAATTTCTATGAGTTTATAAACGAGTGTGACTCAGAGTTGGGAAAGCTAAAGAGCAAAGGTTAAGTAGCCTTTTTTCTTGGTGTGAGCAAAATGCAAAAGGAACTGGCGAATTAGATTTAGCTAGTGATGAAAAAAAGGAACTAAAAGAAAATGAATTATCTAAAACAGTTTTTTATGATGATGACAATGAACTTTTTTTACTCACAAGGCTATTTCTTCAAATCCCTTTTGAATACTCAGCTATGGGGGCAGTTGGTAAAAAATATGAAGCAGTTAAAGATTTTTTACAATGGAATGATTTTGATGTTAAAGAGTGGACTCCGATTGTTTTACGAATGGGTAATGTTTGGGTTAATGCTAGCAAGAACAAGTAAAGGCTTTTAGTTATGAATGATTTAAAAATTAAAATTAAAGTAGATAGCAATACTGGAGAATTAATTGTTACTAGAAAAGAGTTTGATAAACTCGGAACATCAGTAAAAACAACAGAGTCTAAAATTGAGTCTATGTCAAAAAGAGCTACACAATCTTTTGATGTTATGAAAGTTGCGGTAGCTGGAGTGATAGGCTCACAGGCATTACAATCTATTGTAAAATACTCAGACACATGGACTGGTGTCGAGAGTAGATTAAAATTAGTGACAAATGGCACACTAGAATTAATAGACACGCAAAGCGATTTATTTAATATTGCAGAAAAATCAAGACAGTCATACGAATCAACAGCTACGCTATACACAAGAATGGCACAAGCGACAAAGAACTTAAACATACCACAAGATCAACTACTAAGAACTACAGAAACTATCAATAAAGCATTAGTTGTAAGTGGTGCATCAGCAAGCGAAAGTTCATCAACATTACTGCAACTATCTCAAGCTTTAGCTAGTGGAGTTTTAAGAGGCGAAGAGTTTAACTCTATCGCAGAAAATGGCGCAGAAGTTTTAAATATTTTAGGAAAAAGCTTAGGAAAAACAACAGGCGAGCTTAGAAAAATGGCTACAGAGGGGCAACTAACTACAGATGTTGTTCTTAAAGCACTAGCAGATGGTGCAGAGGATGTAGATAAGAAATTTCAAAGCATGAACTTAACAGTATCTCAAGCCACACAATCTTTTGATAATAATATTGGACTTTTAATAAAGAGAGCATCAGATGGTACTGGCGTTATGTCAAATCTTGCAACTTCTACAAAGTGGTTTGGTGAAGCACTTGTAATTGCAGATGAATATTGGTTTGGAGACAAAACACTAGTGGCAGAAAGAGCAAGAATACAACTAGATGATGATTGGTATCATATTAACAAAAGAAATGCTGGGCTGATTCAAGAAACAAATAAAACAATATTACCAACAAGTATAGACCTAAGATACAAAGCAGCAGATGCACTTGGTATAACTTTCCAAAGCACAAAAGATTTAACAGAAGCAGAAATAAACTTAGCACTTGAAGCAAAAGCATTAAATGATATTTTTGAAGACTATACCAAAGTAGCGCAAGAGAGCTATGATGCAGATATGGCTTATTATGAAGCACAGTTAAAAGTTACAGATGCAATAGAAAATGAAAATATACTCATCCAAGAAAACACACAGCAAAAAGAGATAAACTCTGATGCTACAGATAGACTATCACAATCAACGATACAACTAGCAAACGCTACATCTTTTTTATATGATACACAAGGAAACCTCAGAGATGATGTATTTAGACCTTCTTCAGGTGGAGTTCCATTAAGTGATGATGGGTATTTTACAGCCAGTTCTATCCTTCCATTGACAGGGATGGCGCAGAAGGAGGTAGATTATAAATCGTCATTGCAACAATCTTGGAGCATAACAGAGTCATACACAGACACAAACTATGACTTTATTGATTCTGCTAGTGAAGCTATAGACGTGGTTGAAGAGTTCATAGATGTTATCTCAAACGATTTTATAGATAGTATCACAAGCACAATAAACTCATTATCTTCTATCGGAACAACACAAACATTTAATGCAGTATCTTATCAAAGCGCTCTATCAAATATTATTCAAAAACAAAAAGATTTAGTTGCAAATCCTTTAGATGTAGATTTGGGCGCACAATACGCAGATGCTTATGGAACTTTTATAAGTTCATCAAACGACTATCTTGGAAACATGAGCAACTTCAAATCTAAAAATGATTATATGATAGCGCAATCAACGATCGGCTCACAAGCAAGTTCATTCGAGAGTACAGCGATGGCAACTGTTGACGTGTTAGACTCGATGAATAACCTATTAGGCTCAATCAATCAAGCATTTGAAGATGGGATATTATCAGATGAAGAAAAATTAACAATATCAAGTGTAGCCGATAATGTAAACACAAAAAATGAAGCACTACTTGGAACAGATGGCGCAATATCTATAGCGGTTGGAAGCCAAAAATATTATGACAACTCAGGTTTAGCAACAGACTTAAACATATCAGCACAAGAGTATTTTAATAATACTTCTCTTATGAAAGATGTAACATTTAAAACCACAGATGTGTCAGGTCTCTATACGGGTGGAAATATAGGTGTGACAGAAACGACACCACTAAATATAAGTGGTCTAGCTACAGACGAGAATGTATCGAGCCTAACCTACTACGACAACAAAGACTTAATGAAAAATGCTACTTTTACTGATAAAGGTATTACTGACACAGAATTAACAGCTCAAAGTTTATACACAGGTGGGGACATTAAAGCTGAAGTAAACACAATTAGCGGTTTTGCTAAGGATTCAACATTTACATCTACAACGGGCATAAAAGTTGATAACGCTATAGCTGATGTTTCAGGTTTAATGAAAAACAGTACGTTCAGCGACAAGGGTATTACTGACACAGAATTAACAGCTCAAAGTTTATACACAGGTGGGGACATTAAAGCTGAAGTAAATACTATATCTGGTTTTGCTAAAGATAGCTCACTTGTCGGAGATAACTCAGTAGCTGCCACTGTTAAGGCTTTAATGGGTACCGCAACATCGGGAATTACTATCTCAAGTATTGGAACTGCTACAGGAACTTTAGCCGTAGCTACAGGGCTTGATGTGAAGGTATCGAATATAGATGCGAGTAATTCAGCTATTGAAGCAAATACAGCAATGTCTCAAATAGAAAGTGTTGTTAAGGAATCTTCTGATTACAAATATGCTGAGCCAACAAATAGCAAAACATTTTTTGAGTATGTAGATACAGTAAAATATGACTATACAGAAGAACCACCAGAGGGAACTTTGAAGTCAGTCGCATCGACTATGCACAGAGCCCACGATGCAGTATTTAATGGTATTACTCAGAAGTGGTCAAATGACAACTGGTATGAAAGTGAAATAAATTATGAATACTACGCAAACGGTGGCTTTACTGGTTCAGGCTTAGGTAGACCGGATTCAAGTGGTTTCAAACCTGCCGGAATAGTACACGAGGATGAGTGGGTAGCACCAAAGTGGATGGTAGAAAGCAATCCGTCACTTTTTGGAGCGTTAGAGATGCACAGACTTGGAAAATCATCAGCATCAAACACATCATCAAGCAACGCTTCATCAAACAACTCATCAAACAAAACAGATGGATATTTATATGTATTACAAGATGAAATGAAACAGATGAACTTTTTATTAAGACAACTTACAGACGGTGGAAATGCTATGAAAACAAAGGCTGTATCGTGAAAATACTTCAAAACCAAATAACAGAATATGAAAGTGCAAACTTTAGTGAAACAGAGACTCTATGGAGTGATGTTGCAACATACAACTATGGAAATCAAATAAGATACGGTCACTTCATATACACATACGCAGGTGCAAATACAACAAACACAACAGACAATCCAGAAGTAGATTTTGCAAAACTACCAACAGAGAGAAAATGGATTAAAACAAGTCCAACAAATTATTATGCGATGCTAGATGGAGAAACACAAACCCAAACACAAAATGCAGAGACCATTAGCATCACAATAGCAACTTCAAACTATGATGCACTTTCACTTTTAGGATTGTTTGCTAAAAGCGTGTCTATATCATTAACAGACAATGCAACAAGTGAAGTTGTTTATGAAAAAGATATTGACTTAATAGACACAAAAGCAATTATAGATTTTCAAACATACGCATTTAATGAGAATCAACTTTTGCCATCTTTATATATAGATGATATTCCATTATATATAGATGGCACACTATCTATAACGATTAACAATTCAGGAAGCACAGCGAAATGTGGTCGATTGGTTTGTGGGAGAACTTACTACATCGGAGATACTGGATATGGAATAAATTTAGGTCAAGAATCATACTCAACAAAAGAAACAGACGTTTTTGGAAATACTACTCTCATACACTCAAATAGTTTAAATTTAGACAGTTATGAGGTAAATGTTTTAACAAGTGCTGTACCAAACATTAGAAGAAGATTTAAAGAACTGGATGCAGTAGCAATTCTTTTTATAATGGACGAAAAAGAAAACTCAAACTTAGAAAACCTATTAAACTTCGGCTACTACCAAAGCTTTAATATGCTTATACCAAACTCAGTACTTAGTACAGCTTCACTTCAAATCAAGGGGATATTATAATGCCAACACAAATAACACAGTTCACAAAGACACCTTCGAGACAAAATCCATCGACTTTCTCTCAGGACATGGACACACGATTGTCTGAAGAGAACTCTCGTATAACGCAGATGAACACACAAACGACTGAAAATAATACACTAGCGCTGCAAGTTGCAGCAGATAAAGTGGTAGTAGAAAATAGCAAAGCAATAGTTATTCAAAAAGTAGAAGAAGCTAATGATAATATTGCATTATCCCTTCAGTACAGAAACGAAGCAATAGCGGCAAAAGAGTCCATAGATGGGTATATAGTGCCAACAGAAGCAACATACACACCAAGTACAATAGACACAAAAATTCAAAACACAAGACTTGAGAACTTTCTCGGGTTTAATTTTTAAAAAGGAAATATTATGGCAACAACAACAGCAGTTTTAAAAGAAAGAGCATTAGTTCTCATAGCGAGTGCTACAAATTTAGAAGATATTAGTTATTTAACAAAGAGTATGAGCGATAGTGGTCAGCTTGATGATACTATCAATAAAGCAATTTACGACAAAGTGTTTTCACTTTCGCCAACCGCAAGTGCTAAAGAAGTTGCTTACATTATTAAAGCTTTAGAGAACGCAGATGCTTATAGCACAGATACTTATCAAATAGGTACAGCTGGACAGATTGGTTTTGGTGTTGCTACTTGTCCTAGCTACTTAGTTCCAGATGGGTGGACGGGAATGGCTGGACATGACGACATCGCATCGCCAAACTATGGAAATTATACAGATGCAAACGGTAGTGTTTTAGTCTATATTCCTAAGCACTACTACAAATATGTAGGAAATGAACTTTATATATCACAATACGCAGCGAGTGGATATGTGGTAGATAGAAGTTTTATAAATGCTGGTGCAGAAGTAAATGGATTATTTATTTATAAATATGGTGCTTCAAATTTAAATGGAGTTTTCGCAAGTCAAAAGATGGGAAATCCATTAAGCACGAGTTCTGCTCATAACCCTATTAGCGGATTGACTGGCTCTCATGCAAACAACTACGGTGGCTTATATACAGCTGTAAAAACGGCAGGAACTGATTATTACTTAACTTCAATATTCAACTACTCAATGCTAGCTCGTCTTGCGTTTGCTCACGGTAAAGCTGCAACATCTACAACTGCCTGTGCATATATAGATGTTAATCCAAAAATGCCTAAAGGATGTCTTGCGAATGTACTTCGTGATGTGAATGATAGCGGGGTTACTTTTACATCAGATGGCTATAGTAATTGTGCAAAAACTGGAAGTGGAACTCCATTCGCAAAGACAACTCACAATGGTCAAGAGTGTGGAATAGCAGATTTGAATGGAAACATGTGGGAAGTTGCAAGCGGATTTATTCGCTATGACTCAGATGGTTTTTTAGTACTCAAAGAGTCTGTAGATATTCGCTCGATCGTAAACGACAGCGTAACTACAGCAGGAGGCGGTGCGTATGATAGAGACTTATATGATGTCATAGACATTAGTGATTTAGTATCTGCAAATGATGGCTGGACTTATCTTGGAAATGGAGCTGAGTCTGTTTTTGCAATGAGTACAACAAGAACAACAGCAGAGTATAAGAGAACTGCACTTGGAATCCCAAAAGCAACTGGTGTGAGCGCAAGTGGAACTACAGAGTTTGGCAACGATGGTGTTTACAGATATCTAAGAAACGAGATGGCGTGTCAATGTGGTGGCAATTGGAGTTACACTTCCTATGCTGGTGCTTTTGCTATGCATTTGTACTATTACCGCACGACCTCGCTTGACCTTGTGGGCGGTCGTGCCTCGTTTCTTGTGTGAGTGAACGATAGTGAGCGGGAGTAAGTAAGAGATGGGCATTCATTCAGAATCGATTTTAAATCGTAAGTTTATGCAAATGATGAAGTTATTAAACATATATCTTAATCATTTTCCAAGACATGAAAAGTATGCACTATCAAACAACATACGCAACACCGCATACGGTATCTATGACCTCATTACTGAGTGTCAAAAGAGATACTATAAAAAGACATCACTAACAGAACTAGATGTGAAACATGAAAAGCTAAGAATGCAAGTATATCTAGCAAATGAACTTGGGTATTTTACATTCAAAGATGGAAAACAAAGTAAAGATGTTGACGCATCAAAAAGATTTTTAGCAATATCTAGTCTCATTGATGAGATAGGGAAAATTATAGGAGCTTGGATAAACAAGCTTCGTGATGCTGGAAAAATATAATGAATGAAGGGCAACATAGCAATATGAAATCTGAGCAGATGGCGTGTCAATGTGGTGGCAATTGGAGTAACACTTCCAATGCTGGTGCTTTTGCTATGAATTTGAACAATAACCGCACGAACTCGAATAACAATGTGGGCGGTCGTGACTGTTTTTCTAAACTTGAAACAACAAAAGTTGATACTAGAAAAAGAGGGGTATGTTGTCCTGGTAAAACCGAAATCAAAAATGAGGAAAGTCTTTTGAGTAGCAGTGTCAAAAATCAGACTAAATCGAAACGAATAGGCTATCTCTTTGAGAGGGCATTTAGTAAAGAAAATCTTTATGCTGCATTTTTAGATGCACGAAAAGGAAAAAGGGTAAAACGTGCAACATTGAAGTTTGAAGTAAATCTTGGAGCAGAGATAGAAGCACTATATAGTGAATTAAATAGTGATACCTATAGACCAAGAGCATATTCACAGTTTTATGTATATGAGCCAAAAAAGAGACTTATAAACGCTCCGTTTTTTAGAGACTTAGTTGTGCAGCACGCCATTTATAGAATTATATATCCTCTATTTGACAAGTCATTTATAGATACATCTTATGCGTGCAGAAAAGGTGGCGGCACTCATAAAGCAAGTCACTATACACAAAGAGAGATGAGAAAATATAGTGGAGATTTATACTTCGTAAAGCTTGATATTAGAAAGTTTTTCTATTCCATAGACAGAGACATACTTAGAAAGATGTTTGAGAAGAAAATCAAAGATACAAGATTTGTAGACTTGATGTGTGAATTTACAGAGATGAATACAGATAAAGGCATACCAATCGGAAATTTACTTTCACAACTCTATGCACTTATATATCTAAATCCATTGGATCACTTTGTAAAAAGAGAGTTAAAGGTTAAAAGCTATGTTAGATATGTAGATGATTTTGTGTTGATTGGATTAACACTTGATGAGGCTAAACAAGCAAAAGCAAGATGTGAGAAGTTTGTGCAAGATGAGTTAAATTTAGAGTTGTCGCACTGGCATATTCAAAAGATAAAAAGAGGGATTAACTTCGTAGGTTATAGAACATGGAAACGCATTAAGTTTGTTAGAAAACATAGTATTTATAAAATGAAAAAAGCTATTAAAAAATTAAAAGTTGAGTCAATAATTTCGTTAATCGGTCATGCGAAAAGTACTGGAACTATTCCATATTATAAGAGATTGTTGATTGAATTTGAGATTTTTAATTTATTACCAAAAAGGAGTGTGAGATGTTTAAGTATGTAAAGTTTGAAAAAGTAGAGACTGAGTTTACAGTCTTGGAATTTAGAGGTGCTGATGATTCAGTAAAAGTAAATCATTTCGATGTTGATGTTGTAAGCTTGGAGTCAGAAAGTGATACAGACATTGTAGCACTCATGAATGCTCAAGATGAAAGAATCAACTGCGTGGAGATTACACAAGAAGCGTTTAAAACTCTTGTTGCAGATTCTGCACAGCTCAACCGCATAAGAGAAGTCGTAGCAAGTGAGATAGCTAAAAGATACACGATAGCTGATGAGATAGCTATGAGTAAAAGAGCGGCTGATGATTTGAAGCGAGTTGATTATGAAGCGTATGTGAATGAATGCTTATCAATAGGTTATGGACTTAAAGCTGAGATAGGGTACTAAGTGAAAATAGTTCAGGTACCTAAATTCATCCTACCTATGGGCTATGGGCTGACTCTTTACAAGCTAGTTCTAGTTCGTAAAGATTCTCAAGACTTTCCTTATGTTATAGCTCACGAGAGTAAGCACGTAGAACAATGGACTAGGATAGGATTCTTCAAGTTCCCATATCTCTACATAAAAGAATGTATAGCTAAAGGGTACTGGGAAAATAAGTATGAGATTGAAGCGAGATACTACGGTAGGATGAATAGAGATAAATATATGGAGTATATGAAATGAGTTGGTTTACAAACATACTAAGTGGTGGAGTAGATAAGATTGTAGATAGTGTAGGTACTGCTGTGGACTCCATCGTCACAAATGATGAAGAAAGACTCATCCTAAGAAATGAACTAGCTAAGATACAACTAGATGCTAAACAAAAACAAGATGAACTAGAAGTGCAGTTTGAACAAGAGATTACTTCAAGATGGAAGAGTGACAATGAACATGGACTAACTAGATTAGTAAGACCTGCTATAGTTGTATGGTCATTTGCTCTGCTCACTGTAGTTGTGATAGCTGATGGTAACTTAGGTAGCTTTGCAGTAAGAGCAGAATATATACCTCTAGTAGCTCAGATAGTAGTAGCTTCGGTTGTTAGCTATATGGGTGCTAGAAGCTTCGATAAGTATAGTAAGGCTAAAGATAGATAATGTGCAATACGAATATTAAACTCAAGGATACATTATGAAGAC